CCCTAGTAAGGCGCTCCGTCCTTTAGTATGTTATGAGTAGCAAAATGGTCGAACATGGTGAAAACTGTGACCTCGGCGGTATGCTCCGATCAAAGTATCGTCAAGTGAGACGACTTTGCATAACATGCTATCTCTACTCTGACTTACGTCAGTGTAGTACTGGTGATAAAGTTTCCTGAAAGGAAGTGTGAAATGTCAGCGAGGAAGATTAAACGCCTTGAAAGTGAGGTGAAGTCACTGAAGTATGACCTCATTCTCGCCACCAAGGTTCTCTTTGCTCACCACCGCTTAATCGCGGTGCATGAGCATGTGAGAGATCCGTCCGGCTGGTCTTATGTGCCCACTACTTCCGGCCCTGTTAAAGGGGTCGCAAATCGGGCACATGAGGCGACCGCGTCAAGGATATTTTCGAACATCAACGTATTTGACCTCTCTTCTCACGTTTTGAGAACGAGTCAAATATGATGCGTGGGATTATATCCGCTTTATTGACGCGGTTCATTTTATTCCTCCTTGTTCATATCCTTTACAGGATACGCAGGACTCTTTATCGAGTCTGGAAACGGTAGTCCGCTACATGCGCACCCGCGAACGTTCCCTCTTTGTCAGTGATCCGGGTTTCTACACAATCGAGAACTCTACCAATTGGACAAACCCCGCCTTTGAAGATTCCTCTTCAAAGGTGGTGGCTAATCCAGGTTCGGTTCAAGTGTTGGAAGAACATTCAGTGATTACTGACGATATAGGTCCGAAGATTCATGGAGTCGTTCACCCCACCTCGCATCATTGGAGTGCTTTTCAGCCTCCTCCCCTTCAACAGGGGTCTGATACGGATGGAATTACTGACTCTCAGGTTTTCGGTGCCAAAAGGTGTCATCACACAGTCGAACGCATAAAATTTGAAAATAATTTAATGCTTGTTCACGCTGCTTGGGGTGACTTTGGCAACCCTATATATGAGAGGTACATTATGCGGACGCTTCGCTTTGGCAATGGTTTAGTACTCGCACGGGCAAGGTCGGGAGGAAATCTGGAAGGCCTTATGGCTTCCCATTCTTCCGAGTTCTCTGACCCGTACCTAAACCACGACTGGTTTGCTTTAGCAGACTCGTTTAATGAGAAGTGCGATCAATATCTTCCTTCCTCGATGAATGTTGGCGAGCCGATGGTGGAGCACGAAATTTTCGCTGCTGCACTAAAGACCGTCATTAACCCTTCTTCAGCTATTCGGAATTTAATCCGACTGGGGAAGAGTATCAAACATCATAGGAAAATGAAGCTTGGTCGCCTGGCTCATAGCCTGGCAAAACAAAGTGCGAACACATACCTTACAACTGTATTTGGTATTCTTCCTGCTATCCGCGATGTTCAAGATGCTCTGAAGGCACATTCAACTGTGTCCTCCAGACTTCGATACCTTCGCAGAAACGCAGGGAAGTTCGTTCCAATTAGGGCTAAGCGGGAACTCTCCCGCATGAGTGAGAGCGAATTAACTCCGCCCGATCCCGTCCCCGGTGCTTGGGAGAATATTATGTGGCAGACTACTAAACATAGTTCTACCGCTGTTATCTCAGCACTAGGAAGGGTTCGTGCGGACCTGTCACACGGAAGTGACTGGGCCGCGTACCTTCAATACTTCGGTATTAATAAGGTAGTTGGCCTAGCATGGGAACTCATTCCCTTCTCTTTCGTTGTTGACTGGTTCACCAATGTTCAGGAGCGGTTAAATTCATTAACGCGCCTCCGCACTGGTGGTCCTTTTACGGAGTTTAGGAATATTTGCCATTCTATAAAGTTACACCACCAGGAATCCTTGTTTTTGATTCCTGGAAAGGATAATGTTTATGGATACAGCTGTATCTCCCCGACTTCGCCCCTACTAATCGCCAAACGCGATATAGTAGATTACAATCGCTCTCTCGGAATTCCGGACACATCGGGCGTGGTTGACTTTAGTGCGCTCGGTCTCTTCCATGCTATGACGGGCGCCGCACTTATAGTGCAGCGTGTCACATAGAAAGTCCGTACGATTACACGTTACGTCGATTACCGCCATTTAACTACATCGCCTTGCGACTTGTAGGTAAACTTGATGGCAGAATTAGGAGTTCCAAATGACCGTTACTCTCACGAAGTCCAATGGGACTTCAGATGTCGTGTACACTATCCAGTCCAATAATGGAGCGCAGCAGGTGTTCTCCAACCAATCCGCCGGCCTAGCCGAACCGGAAACGTTGCGAGTTCAACATTTTCTGCGTCCCGTAGGACAGAAAGGAACCGATAGACACCAAATCGTCTTAACAAAGGCGATCGTGGAAGACACCACGAACAACTATTTACAGTTGATCGCAAGCCTTCAGCTATCGATTCCCCGGAGTACGGAGGTAACGCTGACGATGGTAAAAGATATCATCGCTCAGCTCTCCTCCTATGTCAATCGCACCGCAAATGTGACGACCCTTATGAACGGTGGAACGCCGGAAGGCGATTTCAACGTTACCGGGCCGTTCAATCCTGATATCGCTTGATATCGGATTGATTTGCTACGTGTGATTGACTTGATTACACGATGTGAGAGACAAACGAGCAAATGGAGTTTGGAGGAAACCCATACTTGGGGAACCTTAAATCGTTCCAAATGCGTTGTCTCGCACTCCGCCAGCGAATAATTGCTGACGGGATATGCAGTGGCGTACCGTTTCATGACAAAGACCTTTCTTCTCTATCTGAAAGGATAGAGAAGGAAGGTACTAGCTTTGTCAAGGTAACACTCCCCTTAATTGGGCGTGCCCTTGATAGAGGCTTAGTAACCGGGACATTTGAATGCCCCGATAACTTTGCCGTGCATAAAGATTCACGTCTTCCTCGTCTGTTTTATACCGTTTTTAAAACGATATTTGATGACGAGGGTACGATCATTGACAAACCGTTCGTTCCTTCGGTATTGTACCTCCGGCAGATTCTCTTATTCGATGCAAAGCTCATTTCTGAGCCTAGTGCCGAACAGCGGGAGTCTGCAGTACAGGGCTTCGTCGATAGGCAGGCAAGACTTCGTAGTCTTGTCTTGCCTGTTAACGATCCTGTGCTCCGTCGAGCCCAATGGCTTCTCGGGGATGTCCTATCTCGATTAGACCTTTCTGATATTTCTCCTGGACATGGTCCAGGATCCGTAGCAGAGAAGTTGACACGAGAGGAGAGATGGGATTTCAGGGCCTGGCCTGCGAAGGCTGAGCACTGCTATCCTTACGTACAATACGGGACTCCGTCCATTCGGGCTTCCCTAGAGCGAGGCGTAGGGGTCCCATTACTCAAAGTAATGCGGACCCGCTGCTGTCTCGTTCCCAAGGATTTCCGTGGACCTCGGCTGATATCGGCTGAACCTACTGTTAATCAGTATCTTCAGCAGGGTCAGATGAAAGCGATTATGCGATTTGTAGAGAGGCATGCCCTACTACGTCAGTCGATTAGGTTGCGTGATCAAACACACAACCAACGGATGGCGCAGGAATCGTATGCAAACGGTAACGCTACATTGGATCTATCCGATGCAAGTGATACCGTCTCGGCTGTTCTCGTCTGGTACTTGCTTTCGCGAGTACCTAAACTTAGACGCCAGCTAATGTCTACTCGATCTGACTTCCTTGTCTACCAAGATAAGGAGGTTAAAATCGTCGCATTTGCTCCTATGGGGTCAGCTACATGCTTCCCCGTGGAGTCACTTGTCTTTTGGGCGCTTGCTATGGCGTCGTTGGGACACGTGCGCTCTCTATCCGGACATCCGGACGAGCGTGAGAGTCTTGTTCACGATATAGCAGTCTTTGGTGACGATATTATCGTTCCAGAGGATGCGATATCTACCTTAATTGCCACACTAACATCGGTCGGATGTTCGCCGAACATGTCTAAGACATGCTATGCGACACCCTTCAGGGAGTCGTGTGGCACTGAATGGCTTAGCGGATCTGATGTTACAATAACACGTAACAAGAGGTACCACTATGAAACAGGAACAAATATCAGCAATTACCCTGTCCTACTCGAGCTTCAAAGAAAATTCTTTCTGCGAGGCTTGTATAGTACAGCTGAACTCTGTAAAGACTGGGCGAAGGAACTTCACCCGGTTGTCACAGTGCCAATCTCGGTCTTTCCTAGCATTCGCCGTCGTTGCCCGGACCCAGTGGGAAGTTTATTCAAACTACCTGCTGACCGGCAACTATCGGGTTGTCGCGGAATGTACCGATGCAAGCTATTATCCGAGCAATTTAAGGGAGAAGACTACATTCTCTTTGGAGAATATGATCTTTCCTACTTCTCGCGACAAGAATTTGCACTTGATAGTTATACGGTTGCAGTCGGATGGACAGCGGAAGCTGATGCTTCTGTTGTCCGCCGATACAACCGCGACTATCAAAGGATGGAGTTCAGAGTTCCTGCGTTGCATCAGCAAAGCATGAACTGGAGATCAGAGGGTTACTCGCGACTTTTCGCGAGGCTTTCCTCTGATTCAACTGATCGGTTCGTCAACCGTGATCGCAAGATCAAATTGACGTGGGTGTATCATCCATTCCCAATTGAGGCTTTCACCTCAACTAAGAAGTGATATACAGGGCGACGAGCTTAACAACTGTCTCCACTGAGATTTTAGGTCATAGACCTAGGTCTCAAGGGGGAAGCGGTTAAACACCGCTGTCCCCCTAAGGAGGTTAGTTGCAGG